GTGCAACGTGCTCCAGAACGCCGTATGTTCAAGATTGATGTGGGCAACATGCCAACACACATGGCCATGGCCTTCGTAGATCGTGTAAAGAACGAGATCAGTCAACGCCGTATTCCCACACAAACACAGGGCGGCGTCAACATGATGGATGCCACATACAATCCATTGCAAACCAACGAAGATTACTTTTTCCCACAAACAGCCGACGGACGTGGCTCTAGTGTAGAAGTATTGCCCGGTGGACAGAACTTAGGTGAGATCACAGACTTGAAGTTCTTTACTAACAAGCTATTCCGTGGACTACGCATCCCTGCCAGTTACTTGCCAACAGGTATTGACGACGGAACACAAACCATGAGTGACGGTAAAGTAGGCACAGCTCTTATTCAAGAGTGGCGCTTTAACCAGTACTGTAAACGTCTACAAAGCATGGTTATTGACAAGCTGGACAATGAATTCAAGATGTTTATGCGCTGGAGAGGCATCAACATTGACGGTCAAATCTTTGAACTGCACTTTAACGAACCACAAAACTTTGCACAGTATCGCCAAGCCGATATTGATAGCGCTAAAATTGCCACATTTACACAGCTTGAACAGTATCCTTATCTAAGTAAACGTTTCTTGATGAAGCGCTATTTGGGCCTAAGCGAGATGGAAATGAGCGAAAACGAAATGATGTGGGCCGAAGAAAAAGGCAAAGCAGAAAGCGCAGATGCTGGCCAAGCCAACTTGCGTAACGTGGGTGTTACTCCTGGCGGACTTGCCAACGATCTCGGCAATGTTACACCTGAAGCAGGCGCAGAGGGTGCAGGCGGAGCACTAGACACTGGGGCAGAAGCAGGAGCACCTGCCGCTGGCGCTGCACCAGCCAGCCCACCGGGCGTAATGTAATCCATATTACATAAATAACACTATGTTTGTAACCGACCTATTTGAATCTCCTGAGCCAGCCAAGCCTGGCTATCAGTCTGAGGCCGATGATAATACCGTCATGAAATTGTCGGATCTACGCAAAACAAGACTAACACTAGCACACCTAAATCGCTTGAGAATGGCCAACGATGTGCGTAAATTTGAGTTTGAAAAGAAGATGAAAGACACCCAAGAACAGTACGGAGCCAGTGCAGAACCGGCTGCGGGAGTTGGTGGTCTATAAGTATCATTTCAAAAACCATTAAAAAACACGCATAAAACCCTGAAATATGCGCTGTTATGTAAATAACATTACAAAGCCAAATTAAAAGGAGTTCCTAAATGAACAAATACGAACAACTCATTGAGCACATTCTTAATGAGGACGAACAAGCAGCTCGTGCGCTATTTCACCAATTGGTGGTTGAAAAATCGCGCGACATTTACGAAAGTCTAATGGACGAAGAGCTAGGTGGAAATCAAGCTCAAGGTTTCGTTCAAGACATTACACAACAAGATGACCAAGCACAAGACATGGGCTTGGGCGAAGACGACATGGAAGGTGGCGACATCGAACTAGACGGTGGCGACATGGACGGCGAAGAATTCGGTGACGAAGAAACATTCGGCGGTGACGATGACATGGGTGGTGAGGCCGGCGAACACGCTGAAATCACAAGCAAGCTAGATGACCTAGAAGCACAATTGGCTGATTTGAAAGCCATGTTGGGCGACGAAGGTGCTGAAGGCGGCGAAGGCTTTGGCGACGACAAGGGTGGCGAGGCAGGCGAAAGCGACTTTGACATGGACGGCGGCGAAGAAGAACACACAAGCGGTTCTGGTTCTGCAGAAGCAGATGAAGGCATGATGGAAACTATGGGTTCTGGCATGAGCGGTTCTGGCAAGTCTGGTTCTGGTAAAATGGAATCTGCTAACCCATTTGCTAAATCCGGTTCTGGAAAATCTGGTAGCGGTACAAGCATAGGCAAATCTGGTTCAGGCAAAAGCGGTTCTGGTAAAATGGAATCTGTAACACGCCGTAAAACAGAAGTTGAAATCATGAAAGAATACGTTGACAAGATCGGCGAAATCTACAAACAAGAGCCAGCTAGTGGCGAAGGTAAGACAGTTGGTACAGGCGGCGACGCTCCAACATTGAATACTAAGTCTATTGAAGGCCCAGGTGCTGACTTTGGCGGAACAAACGAAAATATCGTTAGCGGTAAAGGCGACAGCCAAAACCCAGACGGTAAACAATTCAAAGCTCCAAGCAATGAATACACAAAAGGCCGCGGTGACTTGCCAGGTGCAGGACAGTTTAAAAACGTCCCAGGTGGTAATGCAGGCAAGACAGCGTTCAAAACAAAAGAACCTGGACACGGCGCAGAGAAAAAATCCGGTGCTGAAGGTAAACTAGTTGGATCTGATGGTTCAAACCCAATCAACAAAACTAGCGTACAAAAACAAAACACTGGCCGTAAGTAATTAGGACTATAAAAATGGCTTTGTACCTAAAAGAGACCTTAACGTTTAACCAAGCTGGGATGCAGGTTCTATCCGAAGATTCCGGCGATGGTAAAGGTAAGAATCTCTATATGAAAGGGATATTCATCGAAGGTGGCGTGAAGAACGCTAACCAACGTGTATATCCCGTTCACGAAATCGCTAAAGCCGTTGACACCATCAACGAACAGTTAAAAGGTGGTTATAGTGTACTAGGTGAGTTAGATCACCCAGATGACTTAAAAATCAACTTGGATCGCGTCACACACATGATTGAAAGCATGTGGATGGACGGTCCTTGTGGATTTGGCAAACTAAAAATATTACCTACTCCTAGTGGCAAGATTGTGGAAGCAATGTTGACCAGTGGTGTAAAGTTAGGCGTTAGCAGCCGTGGTAGCGGTAACGTTAACGAGAGCAGTGGCCATGTAAGTGATTTTGAAATCATTACTGTGGACATTGTTGCACAACCCAGCGCACCTCATGCTTATCCTAAAGCAATTTACGAAAGCCTGATGAACATGCGTGGTGGTGCTCAGTTATATGAGGTGGCACGAGAAGCATCTCAAGATCAAAAAGTACAAAAGTACGTTGAGCAAGGCATTAAACGCCTGATCAAGGATTTGAAACTATAAAGGAGAATGGATCCAATGTTAGACGCTATCAAACCGTTGTTGGAATCTGGTATCATTAATGAAGGTACTCAGCAAGCTCTGAGCGAAGCGTTCGAGGCACGTATCAACGAAGCCCGCGAACAAGTTCGTGCAGAATTGCGTGAGGAGTTTTCACAACGTTACCAACACGACAAACAAATCATGGTTGAAGCTCTGGACAAAATGGTGACAGAATCTTTAACTGCCGAATTGGCAGAATTCCAATCAGAAACAAAAGCATTGGCCGAAGACCGCGCAAAGTTCAACTCGCGCATGGTTGAAGCTACACAAAAATTTGACAATTTCTTAGTTACTAAACTTAGCGAAGAAATTCAAGAACTACGTGCCGATCGCAAACAATATGAGAATAGCATTGCTAAACTTGAATCGTTTGTTATCAAAGCTCTTGCTGAAGAAATTTCTGAATTTGAAGCTGACAAGAAAGAACTAGTTGAAACTAAAGTTGCGTTGGTTGCTGGTGCTAAAGAAAAATTAGCCCAACTACAACAAGCATTTGTTTCTCGTAGTGCTGACATGGTTAAAGAATCAATCGCTACTAAGCTAGAGTCTGAAATGACTCAACTAAAAGAAGACATCCAGATTGCTCGTGAGAACATGTTTGGTCGTCGTATATTCGAATCATTTGCTAGTGAATTCGCTGTTACTCACTTAAATGAGAACAAAGAAATCGCAAAACTACGCCAAGTGTTAGAAACACAAAATGCCGTTATTGCTGAGTCACGTAAAACTGCTCAACAAAATGCCATGTTAGTTGAATCAAAAGAACGCGAAATTCGTATCATCAAGGAATCAACAGAACGCAAACAAAAACTTGCCGAAATGTTGAAACCTTTAAACAAAGAGAAAGCCGCTGTAATGAGCGAACTTCTCGAATCAGTGCAGACAGATAAGTTACAATCTGCATTTGATAAGTATCTACCTGCCGTTCTGAACAATGGCGCTGCAAAAACAGTTGCTCCACAAAAGCAAATGATTGCAGAAAGCCGTTCAGAAGTAACAGGAGATAAATCTGCTAAAATCGTAAATACACAAGACGTTGAAACATCGACCAACGTATTTGAATTAAAACGTCTAGCAGGGCTAAAGTGACTAAACCCTAAAAGGAAAAAGGAAAGAAAATGACACAAGCATTATTAGAAAGCCGTTGGGGCGAAACCAAAGACGCTCTGCTTGAAGGCTTACATGGTTCGAAAAGAACCTCTATGGCAGTAATTTTGGAAAACACACGCAAGCACTTGGCTGAAAACGCCACTGCTGGCGCAACAACAGCTGGTAACGTAGCAACACTTAACCGTGTTATTCTGCCAGTTATTCGTCGTGTTATGCCTACAGTTATCGCTAACGAAATCATCGGCGTTCAGCCAATGACAGGCCCAGTATCTCAGATCCACACACTACGTGTACGCTACACTGATGGCGTTACAGGTACAAACGGTGCTACCGGCACTGTTCCTGGTGATGAAGCATTGAGCCCATTCAAGATTGCAACAGCGTACTCTGGTACTACATCTGGCTATGCAGCTTCTACAGCTACATTAGAAGGTGTACCTGGAAACCGTATCAACGTTCAAATCTTGAAACAAGTCGTTGAAGCTAAGACACGTAAATTGTCTGCACGTTGGACATTTGAAGCTGCTCAAGACGCACAAGCTATGCACGGCTTGGACGTTGAAGCAGAAATCATGGCAGCATTGGCTCAAGAAATTACTGTTGAAATCGACCAAGAAATCATCGGTTCTTTGAGCGCATTGGCAGCTACTGACTACGCATTTGACCAATCAGCAGTATCTGGTACAGCTACATTCGTTGGTGACGAACACGCAGCATTGGCAGTTTTGATTAACCGCTCTGCTAACTTGATCGCTCAACGTACACGTCGCGGTGCTGGTAACTGGGCTATCGTATCTCCTGCTGCATTGAC